AATCACCCGCTTGGCGTACTGGGTATAGACCACGGGCACCGTGGCCTGGCGAATGCCGGTCAGGTAATCGGGCGGGAACGGGTCGCCGTCGATGGGCGCATAGACCACAGTGGGCACGGCCTTGATCGCCTTGTCGCCCATGTGAAAGTAGCCGCGCACAATGGGCAGGTCATTGAGTATCCAGATCACATCCGGCTTGACCGCCGCGATCAGCTCTTGCACCCGCCGAATGCCATAGACATCGCGCGCGTCGTGCGCCGTCGGACAGTAATAGCGATAGGGATAGCGCTCAGGATCACGCGCGTCGCCGCGATAGTTCAGGGCGCACAGGTGCACCTCGTACTTATCGGCCAGCGGCCGCAGCACATGGTCGGCCACACGGCCAAAGCCGGTAGGCAGCGCCGGGTCGTCACAGAACGCTAGTAGCCTAGGCATCACCCCTGCTCCTCCTGGCGCTGGTACCCCATCAATCCCATCAATTGAGGGTTGTCAACGACTACCCCCATGACACCATGCGCTAGAGCAGTTACAACCTGTTCATTATTGTCTAGCTCAATCCCTGCGGCAGTGAGAATCCCGTGCAGAATCTCGTGCCAGAGCACAACGAGTTGGTGTTGCGGGTGCTGGCCCGACGCGATGTTAATCAGACAATCGCTATAGACGATATTGCCGTCCAGCAACAGATCGTCATGCCCCCTCAGGCCCTCTTTATACTGCACCTCATAAACAACGGGGCCGATCTTGACCTCTGAGATATCCACGCCCTTAACGTCCTCGTTCACCCCTCGCCCCCTTGCGAACTCTCCGTTTCGATTGCCGCTTGGTCATAGTCTCACCCCATATCGTTCCATCAGCACCTCTCGCGGGATCAGCACACTCTCTGTGTGGCACAACCCATTCGGATGGTCTGTCGGCGCTTTGCCCGGCAAGTACACCCCACGTGGGTCAATGCCGTACTTTTGCAGCTTGGCGAGCATCCTCTGTTCCGCCGCTGTACTCACCGCCGGTTGGCCCTTGAGTATCGCCGTTCCCGGCATTCGAGCAGCCCAATCATCGCAGATATCGCGCGATCGCTTGCCCTTAGTCGCCGATAGCATCCGCTGGGTGTGCTGCGGCGATAGTACCCACCTGGTGCCCAGTACGATGTCTTCCTCAGCCAAAACTTCGTCAACCCGATTCCGCACTTGGTGCCAGGTCTGGTTGATCTCTGTGCGGGCCAGACGATAGGCGTTGTAGGACACTGACTTGGGCTGGTTACTGTAGGCTGCGCTAGGCACCTCTCCGCGTGGCACCTCGCGTCCCGGTAGTAGATACTGCTCAATGCGCTTGGCCATCTTGGCGGCACTTGAGCCCTCTGTGATCTGCGCCAAGATATCTCGCTCCAAAAGCGACCGTGTGCCCTGATCCAAGCGCCAGATGCGGTCAGAAAGATTCAGCTTGTTGAACTCGCGCATACGCATCTGCGCTACCACGTCAGTAACGATTGACGTGGGTATCGGGCTAGCAATCTGAGGCGCATAGACCGCCCACGCCTCATTCTGTGCCCAGAGTGACGCCTGCGCCGCGCCCGTCAATTGGCTCTCCATGACAGCCGAATAGCCCGCGCGGAATCGCCCCATGCTGCCGTCGATCTGGGCGCGTATCTGTTCCATCTGCTGAATTGTTAAAGTGCCTTGGGCATTCGCCGCGCTCAAGATAGCAGTCTGTAGCTCGGCATTGACCTGTCGCAACAGATCAGCAATAGCCTGTGTGCGCTGCTTGTCGTCCATCGACCAGCGCCGCCACTCTTGGGCCAATTTGGCCGCATAGCGCTCCGCTGGGGTCATACGGGCACATTATCCGCTGGCCAGGCCGCGCCCACCAGCATCTGCGCCTCACGTTCGGCGTCGGCCTTGGCCAGCAACCCCTTCGGCCCTTCGATCTCGCCACTGTCATAGCCCTGGCGCCGCAGATACTCGGCACGGTCGATGGCGTTAGCGGCCAGATCGGCGGCGGCCAGCGCCTGCTCGAGCTGCCGGTCGCGCGGCATGATGGTGCCCAACGCAATGTCGTGCGGCACGTCGTACAAGTCCTTGGCTTTACCCATCGCCACCATGGCCATAGCGTCGATCATGTGCAGCGCCTCAAGCGCGTTACGCCGCATCGAGCCGATCTTCATCTGCATCTCGGAGAGTTGCAGGCTGACGCTATAGCCCGAGGGCGCCGATTGCTCGCGCACCCGCTTGATGTGCCACTCGGGCAGCACCTCCTCGATGTCGTGCTTGACGTCTTGCACAAACTGAGTGGCGTATTGCAGGTTGCCGCCGGCCCACTCTAAAAACTCGAGCGAGGCCTCGACGTCGGCGCCCCCCTGGCGGTTGAGGTACAATATCTTAGTCTCGCCCTTGGTGGTCTCGCCCTTGGTGATGTCCCCCGCCTTGATGTTGCGGGCGATCAGGATCGGGTCGGCGTGCATGCGCACGATCTCGGCCACCTGCGAGGTCAGCTCGTTGACCGCGTCGAGCTGCGGCAACACCTCTTGGAAGGTCGAGGCGCCATACACCTCGCCAAAGTCGATCAACCGCAAGGGCACCACGGGCACAAAGCCCAGTGTGTTGGGCCACTGCCACGGTTGCCCCGCGATGAACGAATAGGGCTCGTCGTCCAGGTAGGTCTCATAGCGATCGGGGTAGACGTACATGGTGTAGGTGTGGCGCCGCTCGCCCTGGTCAAAGTTGTAGCTCAACTCGCCGCGCAGGATGGTCTCGGGGTTGTGCGGATCGACCAGGATGTCAAACTCGGACGGCGGATGGATGACGATGCGCGGTTGCGCCGTGTTCTCAGCGGCCAGCCGCAGGTAGCAATCGCCATAGGTGGCGCCCCACAGCAACAGGCGCTGCAAGTGGCTCTGCAACTTGGACCACTTCCAGACATCGACGATGGCCGCCTCCAGCGCCGGGCTCTCGGAGGTCACCACCACCGGCGGCGCCAGGACGGCCGCGGCGTCGATGTTGACACAAAAGGTGCAGACGTTGTACATGGCCTTGATCTTGGCATAGAGCTGTTCGGTGGCGCGCCGCGCTGCCTTGCCGCTCACCGCGTCGATGATGTCGGCGTCGTACATCTGGTTACGGTAGTAGGCCCAGTTGAGCTCATAGCGTATCAGGCGCTCAGACCGCGTCTCTTGCAGCGCGACCGTCGCCAAGTCCAGCGGGTTCCGCGTTCCCGTCAGATCCGACAGTGCTGTTACCATAGTTTCATCGAGCCTACCTGCATTTCAGCCTGCCCCCCGCACACGTTGACAGCGTGATAGCCGATCGCCGACGCCATAACGGTATCGTCGTGCATTCCTGAGGGAGCGCTATAGCGGATTTTCCCGCCCGGCAAGCGCTCCAGCTCGTAGGCTTGCAGCTCGCCAACCAACACGGGATCATTGACTAGACGCACTGCCCCGCTTTCAATCACTAACTCTAGCCTCTCGATGGCGTCCGCCTTGGTGGCGTTAGTGGTGACGAACCCCTGTACCGGGTATCCACCAGCACGCAGCTCGTCAATCATGGCCTCGCCCATGCTGTTGCTCTCACAGAGCATCATGGTAGGGCGCCACCGCTCATAGGCTGCTATGAGCCGCCCGCGCTGAAAGTGGTAGTCGATTTGGTTGAACCTATCGATCGATACAAGCGCGTTGTCGGTCACGTCCCAGATTGCAATGGCCGTAAAGTCGTTTGACTTCCCCCAGTCAACGCCGAACATGTACTGATGATCTGCTATAGGTTGCGCGTTGTCTGGCAATACCGCCGCATCCATCACGCGTCGGAATACGCCGCCCGCATCGTCTAGGAACTGTGCCAGGTACTCCTGTGCATAGATGCGCTCCGGCATGTCCCGCCGTGCCGCCTCGATCTCGCTCGCCGCAATGTACGGGTTGTCAGCCGTCGGTAGCTGCCAGCTCGCCCACTCGCCGTCTAGGTGATCCTGCCCGCGCTGGTATAGGCGCCAGAACCAATTCTGGCCCTTAGGCGTGCTGATGAACATGGCCCCGCCCTGGCGGTCAGACAGCGCCGGGCGCAGCGCCTCAGTCCAGGTAGCCTCGCGCATGAACGCGCACTCGTCGAGCACCGCAAAATCCAGGCCCTCACCGCGTAGGCTCTGCGGGTCGTCGGCGCTGCGCACTTGCACGGTGCCCCGCCCAGGTAGCTCGACGATCTTGTCGACCTGGCCGATGCGCGTGCCCGGGATCTGCTCGGCCAAGCGGCTGATTCCGCGCCAACCAACGGCGGCCATCTTATACGACGGCGCCACCCACCAGGCACGGCCGCCCTTGACGGCGACCTCTAGGCACATAGCAGAGCCCAGCCGAGTCTTTCCCCAGCGGCGTCCACATGCCAGCACCTTGAACCGTGCGTCACTGTGCCTGACCTCCGCCTGGCTCCTGTGTAGTCTCGGAGAGAATATCGTCATCGCCCCAACTCAAATG